GCTGCCGGCGAGGTTTCGTTTGTCGGTAATGATTTGCTGGTTTCTAATGGGCCTTGGCATGGGGCTGACTTGACATGGGGTATTAACAGGCATCAGGTACGGGAGGTTTGATTGTGGATACCTTGGAATCGTGGTTTGAGTTTGAGCTTTGCGAACACTGTGGCCTTGACGCGCCAGACCACACGTTAGGGACAGATGCGCTTGGTCTGCCACACGTGTACTGCAATCAGGAGGTTTGACCGTTGCTGCATGGACAACTCAGGTTCGGCTACGAGCCCGACGACTGGGATCTCATCAAACTGTCCTGGTCACTCATCGACTTCGATCCTTACGAGCCCGAATGGGAAGGTTTGGTATGACAGCAGCGGAAATCCTTCACGCTATCCAATCAGCAATCCAAGGAGGTTTGGCCGCTACCCGCGACAACCAAGACCCTTTCGCTAGAGGCATGGCCGCAGCATACGAAATCATGCAAGACACAACCGCCAGGTACCAGAAAATCGTGAACAAATGACCCGGTACAGGATCGGGGACACAGTAGTGGACCCCAGCTACCTACCCCACCACCACATCAAAGGTTTGGTCACAGCTATCGCACACGGCATGATACGTGTGCATTGGCATCTGTCAGATGAATACGAATGGGTGCCGGCCACAGACATAACAAAGGTTTGAACTTGACTGAAGGTTCCATAACACGTATTATGAAAGGGTAAAAACAACAACATACCAGGGGGAAATCATGGAAGATAACATGAACGAGAAACCACCAGAACTATCCATTGCGGTAATAGAAGCTTTGAAAGCGCAAGGCTACACGCAGTCAGATATAGCCCGCATGTTCGGCATCACCAGGCAGGCGGTGTCGTGGCACAAACGCACCTACAACGGTTCGCTCACAGTGCGGGAAGAAGCCATGAAGCACTACCCGTGGAGAGTCAAAGGTGAGCAGTGCTACACGTCCCCGTACCGGTTGTCCCGTGACCATCTCGAATACATGGCTACCGCCGGCAAAGGTATGAGCGCCCGCAAACTTGCGGCGCTGCGAACCTTCTACACCAAAATCCAGCAAGGTTTCGTGCTGGAACATGATCCGAACCTGCCCCCAGAACCGGGGTTTTGCATCAAAGGAGGTTTCGCTTGGAGGAAACACAGAAGCTCGGACGGGGATCTCATCATCCGGGTCAACGAGCACACACAGTTGACCGACCAGGGCCGCAGGCTGTGGAAGCTGCCGCCCCGGCTGCCCTGACTTGTTTGTCAGAGCAACATGTTTCACTCTCTCCCCCTGCACAGAGCGGAGAAGTGGAGATGGAACAGGGAGAAGCTTTGATTCATGTCAGCCGGCATTGGATCATCGCAGCACAACAACAAACCAAAGGCTTCATCTACCGGAGTGTCCTCGTCGCAGACGACGACCCCGAATACGCGGCAGTGAAAGCAAGGTTTGAAGGGTTCACGGTGACCGACAGGCAGGTCTTCGAGGACGATCAGATGATGTTCGGTCACGGCGAACTGACCATTTTTGGGAAGGTTTGAGATGCACAGGTCGGTGTCCCAACTGAAACTGTATGAGCGTTGCCCTCACGCCTTCTACCTGTCCAGGGTGGTGAAGGTTTGGTCAAGGCCGGCGGCGTGGCTGGCACAGGGCTCGGCGGTCCATGAGGCTGCTGAAGCCTACGAGCGATCCGGGCGAACCATGACCCTCGAAGCCATGCAGGATGTGTTCAGGGAGTCCTACAGCCGCCACATCGAGCAGGCTTGCGAGGTCACACCGAACTTTGAGTTTTGGTTCAAGTCTGGCCCTTACGGCGGCGAACTTGACATTGAGAGACGTTACTCGATTGGTTTGGATCAGTGTGAGAAATACATACGCTGGTATGAGAATCATCCGAAGGAAGTGATTTGGGTTGCCCCTGACGGCACACCAGGCATCGAACTAGGCTTCGACATAGACCTCGACGGTGTTCAGGTTCGGGGGTTCATTGATGCGGTGATCGACACTCCGGAAGGTTTGGTTGTTAGGGACAACAAGACCGGTAACAGTCCTGGTGACGATTTCCAGTTAGGTGTGTACGGGGTGGCGTTGGCTGAAAGCTTTGGTATCGCCCCGCCCACGGTGGGCGATTTTTGGATGGGGAAGTCCGGGAAACCCACTGTTCCTTACCGGATCGGGGAGTGGACGCGGGAACGTGTGTCGGAGGCTTTCGGAAAACTTGAGGAGAACATTCAAGCCGAAAGGTTTGACCCTGACCCGGACCCGAAGAAGTGCGCTTTCTGTGATGTGAACTGGGCTTGCAGATACGCAACTTGACATTAGGAGAACAGTGTTCACCCTCAACCAATCACTACACGTCAAAGGGCACTCCGGTGACCCCCTACCCGCAGTGTGGAAAACACTTGAACAGAAAGGAACGAACTTCCTACGCGGGCAACTAGCGTTGATTTGCGCCGGCCCCGGCGTCGGCAAATCCGCGCTCATCCTCACCTACGCACTCAAAGCCAAAATACCCACCCTGTATTTGTCAGCGGACTCCGACGCTTTCACCCAACTATCCAGAACCCTGTCCATCCTCACCGGTAAACCGTTATCCGAAACAACGAACATGGTTCGCGCAGGCAACATCGGGGACGACGGTAAGAAGTTCGACGGCATACCCATCAGGTTTGTTTATGACGCATCACCAGACCTGGGGAGGATCAAAGAGGTTTTGAAATCGTATTGGGAACTCCAAGGTGACTACCCGGCTTTGTTGATCGTGGACAACATCACCAATGTTCGTACCGGCGGGCAGGAGAACGATGAGAACCCGTTCGCCGGCCTGGAATCGTTGATGGATTTCCTGCACGACAAAGCCCGCAAAACAGGATCATGCGTAGTCGGTCTACACCATGTGACCGGTAAGTACAACGATGCTGAAGGGCATGTGCCTTTGTCGGGTGTGAAGGGGCAGTTGGCGCGTGTGCCGGAAATGGTGTTGACGCTTCATAAAGTGAACGAACCGTTGGGGCCGGCTTCCCTGCGGATTTCCACTGTGAAGAACCGGGCGGGTAAGGCTGATCCTTCTGGTTTTGATTATGTGGCGTTGGATTTTTGGGGTGACACTATGACCATTAAGGACAGATCGTGAACTTGGATGCTTTGTTGACTGTTGCTTTGTTCATTTGGTTGGCGAATGTGTTGTTGATTGCTTGGGCGGTGTCCAGGTGACGACGGCTAGGCGCAGGCCAAGTAATCGTTCACAGGATCGACGGCACAAACGGAAGAACTGCATTGATTGTGTCGATGAAGGGATCACCACCGGGCGTAAAGCACCACACCCAGGCCCACGGTGCGCCACACACCACAGGGCCAAAAGGAGAAAGTCTGCGTCATCAACGCAGGAGCAACGCTGGAAAGCCACCTACGGCATCACAGCGGACGAATACTGGACCATGTACCGGTATCAGCTTGGGAAGTGTTTCATCTGTGAGCGTGCCACAGGGGCACGTAAACGGTTGTCGGTGGATCACTGCCACAAAACCGGTTTGGTTCGGGGGTTGTTGTGCCACCCGTGTAACTCACGGGTTTTGGGGCACGCCAGGGATGAGATTGCGTTCTTTGAGCGGTGTATCGACTATTTGACTGAGCCGCCGGCGGTTCGTGTTATCGGTGAGCGGGTCACACCCGACATGCAAACTTGACAATGGGTAAACACCGGGGCAGGTTCAAATGGCAAAAACACACAAAACACAAAGGAAACCTCAAAACCTATTGGACAAACCCCGACAGGCGACACGACAAACACAGGAAAACACCATTGATAACCCAAGCGATCCAATACCTCACCCCAGGGTGGGAACCGCCCCCGGACAACGGAAAGAAATGGGTACACACCCTGTGCCCATTCCACCCCGACTCCATCAAATCCGCCGCAATCTCCTACCAACTAGACGCCTTCAACTGTCTCGGCTGCGGAGTCAAAGGCAACCCGGTGACGCTGATCGCCACACAGAAAGGAATCAACTATTCATCAGCTAAACGAATCGCAGAGACACTATCTGCTGCAAGCGGCCAAACACTACCACCAAAACCTACCCGCAAGCCCAGCATCAGAGTATTTGACGACTAGAGGTTTACAAAACCCGTCAATCGGTGACAGATACAAACTTGGATACGTGGCAGATCCGATGCCGGGGCATGAAATGTTTCGCGGATACCTAGCCATACCGTATCTCAGGCCGGCAGGTGTTATAGCGATCCGTTTCCGATGCCTCCAAAACCACGAACACCAAGGGCACGGCAAATACATGTCAGTGGCAGGGGACAAACCGCACCTATACAACACCGCAGCACTCATGCAACAAACCCCGGTGGTGGCGATCACCGAAGGTGAAATAGATGCGGTAACCGCAGACCTGTGCGGGATACCGGCAGTAGGAGTAGCCGGCGCTCACGTATGGCAGCCCCATTTCCGTGACCTGTTCTTGGGATACCGGGACGTGTATGTGCTGGCCGATGGTGACTCGGCGGGGCAGAAGTTCGGAACGTCCATAGCTGAACAGTTACCGAAC